CGGTCACGGTCGTACTGGTCGCACCGTCCACCGGCACCTCGTCGAGATAGCGATAGGTCACGTCGTAGCTCTCGCCCGACGCTGGCGCGGTGCCCCCTGCCAGCCATTCCACGCCATCACCGCTTTGTTCAAAGTCGGTGCCTGCCTCATAGACCGTCGCGCCGCTGTCCTGGCTTACCGACAGGATCACCGAAACGCCGTCTTGCGTCACCGCGTCGATGGCTGACCCGCTCGCACGGATGACGGTCTCGCTGGTCTGTTTGGTGACGATGGCGGTGGCCACGGCCTGCACAGGCGTGCGGCGCAGGTCCAACGTAACCGAGCCGGATCCGCCGTCGGTAAAACTGTGCGGTTCCAGATCAACCTCGCCTAGCGCCGGGTCTTCGATGATCTCGACACGCATATCGGCCGAGCGGGTGCGTTTGGCACCCAGGATGTTGGCCGTTCCACCGGCAATCGAGAAGGCTTGGGCTGGTTTGGCCACATCATCATCGGGGTCGGTGACCATGACCGTGCCGAGCGCGAACACCTCGCAGCCGTCAACAATGTAGTTGCCATTGGCCTCATGGTCGTACTGCTCGATCCGTTGGCCAACCACGGACAGTTCAGCTGGGCGCGTCTGGTCGATGACAACGCCGTCGATCAGCCGGTAAACCGGCACCAGGTCGCCTGTGCCGCCATCATTTGTGGTCTCATCAAGAACCCAGCCCCAAGCGACCGGCTGCACCTCGGCAATCGGGCCAGGCTCGCCATGGGCGGCCGTGTCTTCGTGCAGGCCGAGCAGCGCATCATCTTCCACATGGGTGATGAACTGCCGGGTCACGCGCACGCCGATCGTCACCTCACCGGTCATCGGAACGCCGGTTAGCGTAATGCCGCCGATCGGACGGGTGCGGCCAAGCACATAGATCAGGCTGTCGCCAATCGTGACGGTGCCGGCATCCACATCAACCACGGGAGCCGGGCCTTCGATGCGGTCGCCGTCACGGGCCACCATGTTGCCGATCGAGGTGCGGGCGCGCTCTTCCAGGATCAGCGCATCGCCTACAGCGGTCGATTGCGACAAGCGACCTTCGGGAAAAAGCAAGCGCGCCCAATCGGGTCGCTGGCTGGCGCGGTCGTAGATCTCGGGCAGGTCCGGATAGGGGCGAAAGTCTGCTGGGTTAACAGTCATAGCAGGCGAACCCTCGCTGTGATGTGTTCGCGGATCGTGTGGGTGAAGGCGAGCCCGGTCGGACCTTGGTCCGGAGGATCGGGGATGTTCAGCGGCCAGCCGCCGACCGTCACGTCGGCCAGCGTTTGGCCGTCGGGCGGCACCAGATCATCCGGAGCCACCCACAGATCGCCCGGCCCATTGGCCGAGCGCACGTCAAAGAGGACGGCGAGCGAAGCGGCAGTCTGTCCGGCGCCATCGCCAAAGCCCGTGCGGCAGGTGATCTCCAGAACCGTCTGATCGCCGGGCACCGGCGCGCCATCAAAGGTGGCAGCGGCCTTGCGCTCGATCGCCCGACGCGCGCCGATCAGATCGCCATCAGCATCGAAAAACCCAACATAGATCGGAAAGCCCGACACAACGGTCGCCAGAAGCCCGGCGATCTGTTCTGCCGTTGGCGGCGCCCATGTGATGCCGGCAAGTTGTGACCAGGTGAGAGGTGTCGTCCAGCCAATCGTGCCGGCCGCAAAATCATCAAGGCCCAAGGCCGTGCGCGTGGCCGCGTCCGCTGTCGCCTCGAACGGGCCGTGGTCGCGGCCGTGCGACCATTTGGTCTGGCCGTCCTCAAGGCGAACGCCGCTGTCATCGCCCCAGATGGTATCGCCCCAGCGTCCGTCGCCCCAGACCAAAGCGCGCACATCGTAGCCATGATGGCCGCGCCAGAAGATTGCGCGCGCCGGGTCGGACAGGCTCGCCAGGTACTCGGCATCAAGCAGCCGATCGGTTTCGAGCGGCAGGCCGTCCATGCCGGTCGGCAGCTCACCCATGGCCATCTGCCAGCGGTTCCATTTGCGTCGGCCGTTTACAGGCGGCTCGACTGTGACGGTGCCGTATTCGATCCAGCCGAGCGCATCTTCCACGGCCTGGACCGTGCCGCGTATCTGCAACCAGGGCCAACCAGCGTCGATGCAGGCCTCATCGGTTTGGAAGAATGCACGGATGGTGCCAAGCGTCAGGTCATTGACCAGCCAGGGTCCGAACCCGTCGGGCAGCGGGCGATCGAAGCGCCAACCGGCGATCGCGTCAATCGGCGGGCCGAGCACCCCGTCGCGGTCCAGCGCCTCCGACAGCGCCATCTCGATCGGCGTGGCATTGGATGGAAGCAGATGCTGAGCGCTCATCGCTGGCGCCCCTTGAACGTCACGGTCACGGACTGGATCGCAATGGCATGGTTAGGCGCGGCAACGACTGGCGCTGCAGGGTTGGTCGGCACCACGCGCGACACGCCAGCCAAGTGAAGCCGGCTGGTGATCCAAGATGGGTTAAGGTCGAAGCCAATGCCGCCTTCGCTGGTCCATGCCTCCATCAGCAGGCTTTCCATGCGATCGAGGAGCGCCGCATCGCCGGTCGGCAAAAGCCAGACATCGACGCTGACATCGACCTCGACCTTGACCGCCGAGACGACGCGGATCGCGTCGCCGACTAGGAGCACGTCCTTCGCCGTGACGGCGGCCTCAACGGCATCGAGCAGCGTCTGATCGGGCACGCCATTGTTGTCGGTGGCGAGCACCGCCAGTTCCAATTGAGGCCCACCGTCCACTTGGTAGATCGCTGTCTCGGCAACCCGAACATCGGCGGCGCGGGCGACGGCGCGATAGCGCTCCTCCGTGCCGCCAGGCGACCTGCCGGCAATGGCCAGGGCCGTGCGCCCTCTCAAGCCTTCGTCCGTCTCGTCAGGCAGACGCACCACATCGAACTTCGCGGCGATGTGATCGAGGTTGGATCGCCAGCTAAAGGCGATCAAGTCCGCGCGAGCCACATCGTTGGCGCGGGCGCGCAGCAGAAGCTCGCGAGAGGCCGACGCCTGCAAGACGATCTGCACCGGATCGGTGTCCAGTTCGCCGACCGTGTAGGTGATGCCGGCCGCATCAAACCGTGCCTGTGCATCCGCGCGCAGTGCCTCGTAGATCACCTCATAATCAAGGGTCTCGATTATCTCTGGCGCGGGGAGGCCCTTGATGGTGGCAAGGCTGATCGCGTCGCTCATAGCGCAACCTCGGCGCTGACCGGTCGCGGATCGCCCAGGTGCCCGCCCGGAAGATAGTAACCCTCAATCGCCAGCCCCAGGGCGCCGTCAGGGCCAGCCTTCGGCACGTCGACATGGGTCAGCCGGAAGCGCGGTTCCCACCGGTCGATCGCCTCTGCGGCCGCCACAAACATGGAAAGGATCGTCTGCTCGTTCATCGGCTGATCGATGAGCCCTGGAATGTCCGAGCCAAAGGCGCGCCGTTCAACGCGCGTGCCCGGCCGCGTCGTCAGGATCACCCCGATCGACTGCAACACATGGTCAACGCCCGAAAGCGGCGCGAACGTTTGGTTGGCGAAACCGCTCATTTTGCGGTCGTCGCTTGCGACGGAGCCGATCGAGATGCTTCGGGCTCGTCCCCATCTGTTTTGGTTGCCGGATCCTCGGCAGTTTCAGGTTCGCCGGTTTTGCCGCGCGGTTTCCTGGTCTTCGGCCCTGCCTTTTGAGTGGTCTTCGAAGCGGCCTTAAACGCCGGTTTGAGGTGGCCCATCTGCAGATGGTATTTCGCCTGGGCCTCAGTCATCTTCACCCGGTCGCCGGCCTTGCGCAGTTTGCCGTCGGGCCTGCCGTCGACCAGCCATTCATAGTCCTGAAGCTTCATCTTCTACCTTTCCGGCACGCCGGACAGGCTGGGGCCTGTCGCCGTGTCTTGGTGTTTGTGGTCCTCGCCGACATTCACCTCCTCATGCTGGAAGTGGCCGTCCTTCGCGTCGAAATCGCCTTCGATGATCACATCGGCTTTGATCGTGAGTTTCGGGGTTTCGATCGTGATCTCCTCACCGGTCTCGGTGATGGTGGTGTCACCGACAGTGAAGCGTCGCTCCTTGCCCTGGTCGTGAGGTTGCGGGTTCTCGTTGGAGAACCCACCCTGGTCGATCCAGCCTTGCGCCATATCGCCAGCCGGTGAGACGAGGCGCACCTGTTCGCCTGGCTCGGGCGGGGTCCAGGTCTTGATGGCGCCGGCGCGCTCGGTCCAAGGCAGCCAGCCGGTGACGAGCGGATTGTCGGGTGTGCCGACATCGACTTTGGCCAGGCCATGCTCCGGGTTGACCTCAGTGATGCGCCCGACCCGAACGGCCGCCTCGGTGCGGCGCTGCAGCTCCTCAATCTTAAGCTCCATGGCGAGCAGGCGATCGAAAATGTCAGGCATCCTGGAAGCCTCCTTCCGGATCGGTCGCGCCATAAGAGCTGCCGGTAACCGTCAATCCATTCGGATCGGTGTGGTCGGGCAGCTCGGCCGCGATGCGTTCGGCTTCAAAGCGATCGGTGCCGATCGGCAAGCTTTGTTTCCAGGTGACGGCGAGCAGCGCCACGCCGCTGCGGTCCAGCTTGCCTGAGTAAAGGCTCTCGAACTTCACGTCCGTCGGCTGGCGCGACTGCGCGGTCCCACGCCATGGCCAGGCCGCCACGCGGGCGATCACTTGCTCGGCGATGGAAAGCGCCACCGCGTCGCGATCGGTGCCGCGCTTGTCCTCCGCGATCACGAAGGCCGAGATCAGCATCTCCACCTGCCACTGATTGGCGGGCCGTTCGTCAGACGAGCCGCCCGTGACCATCGCGACCAGGATGGCCGGCGCGCGGGTCGTGAGGCGGTTGATCTCGGCGAGATTGAGCTTGCCACCATAGGGTTCGACGGCCTTGGCGTCGGGGATCGCGGCCTCAAAGTCGGTGACGATGGCCGAACGCAGGGCAACCAGCGCGCTCATTGGACCTGTCTTTCCAGGAAGTCTTCAATAAGGGCGGTCAGATCGTCCTCGTTTTCAACCGAGAGACCGAGGAACTGGCGCTGTGGCATCTGGAACCCGGCACCTCGGCCGGCGCGGCCGCCATCATTGTGGACGCCGGCATAGACCAGGTTCGAGCCGATCTGAGTTTCATCGCCCGTGACCAGGTGCGTGATGCTGCCATGCAGCGCCTCGGATTGGACAAGAATGGGCGTGCCCGCCTGGTTTGGCTGCCAGGGCGCACCATCGGGCGACGTCTTCTCCGACATGATGCGGCGTTTGGTCTGGCCTTCCACCTCTTGGCCAACTTCATCGAGCAACTGGTGCTTTTCGAGGCCAGCCAGATTGGCAAGCGCGCGATCGGCGGTATCGAAACCGCGCAAATCGACGGTGAGCATGGTGCCGGCCACGTCAAAGACCCTTCATGCTGTCGGCGGTAAAACGGCGATCGTCGGCATCGATCATGATCGATGAGGATCCCGTGTCGGGATCGGCCTCGGCGCGGTTGGCGTCCTCCGCCTCGCCAAGGGTGGCCTTGCCATCAGCGATGCGCATGAGGTGCTTCACTGCAGCCTCTTTGCGATCCTTCATCTCGTCGGTGAGACGCGATGCCGTGTTGGCCAGGCCATAAATCGCAATGTCGATGCAATACTGCCGGATGAAGGCTGGCACGACGGCGAGCGGCACGCGGTACCGCTGGCCAAGATGGCTGTCGATTTCGGAGGTGGCGGCTGCCAGCGCGTCATCGACCTGGGCTTCGTCGTTGCCATCGTCGTCGAGGTCCACCAACCGGGCGATAAAATCGGCGCTGTGGATCGCCTCCATATTGGCGCGGGTGGCGTAGGTCATTGGGTCTCCAAAAACCAGCTGGGCGGTGCCAAGGCATTCTCGCCTCGGAGTTTATGTCCTGGCTGACCACCGCCCTCTCTCGGGGTGCATCTGATGTGGCGGGCTACCCTCCCGCCTGGCGCTCGGGCCGAGGAGCTCCTCGGCTTGTCTGACTGCTGGGCGCGAGCGCTTCCCCTGGCATTCATTCGGCGGACGTGTTTTCGCCTTCGCCTTCGCTGCCCTGGGCCAACTGTGCCTGCGCGGCTTCAATCTCAGACTTGGTCACATCGAAGCCGGCCAGCGCAGAGACGGCCTTCACCTTCAGTGAACCGTCCTTGTTGGTGTCGGCCTCTCCGAGCTCTGGAATGACGGACAGCAGCTTCTCAGCACGCTCCTCGGCCGACAGTTGCGGTGCCTCCGGCTTTTTGGCCGTAGCGGTCTTGGCCTGCGCTTCAACCTCGCGAATAGAGAGCTCCGGATCGGAGAGCAGTGCCAGGTTCTCCTCTTCGGTCAGATCTTCAGGATTGATCTCGACAGCGACGCCACGCTCAAAATTGCGATTGGCGCGGCGGTGGGTGCGCGATGCAGTGATAGAAATCATGGCAGGTCTCCTTAGAAGGGGCCGGGATTTGCGAAGGGCCTGAGCAATAACCATGCCTGGCCTTTGGCAAATCCCGCCGACCGAAGTCGGCGGGTTTTAGATCGGAAGCACCGCGCCTCAAGCTAG